CTTCCTGACCGCTAGGCTCGTGCCGCATCCAGATGCGTACACCAGCCTGATCCTCTTGATTGATGTCTTCAAAGTAGAAAAAGATGCTTTGCTCTGAGAGGACTTTATAAACGGCAGGCAGCAAGTCTTCGAGCTTATGGTACTTATGACCATTAGCGAAGCCGTTGACTCCTGACTTTTTAGGTGAAGTGAAACTTGCTTGCGCCTTAAAAAAAGCAGACCAAAAGTGAGATTTATCCATGAGTGACTCCCATCGCTCTGTAAGTGGAGATAGGAATCTAGCACGTTGTTGGGTTATTGTGCAAGCAAGTTTGAAAAAAGTTTTATAATTAGGTGTATTGGCGCACCTGAGAGCGAGGCTCGTGATGGGAGATACAAGATGCAGTAGGGAGATCTGCATTACGCCAATACATATAGTGTATTGTACAACACAATAATTAGGGTGTATATTGGCGATCCGGTGTGATAAATCCTGACCGTATAACTCATGGATTATGGCCTATGGGTAGCCTGAAACACCCAGATAGCGCAGTGTTCCGAGAGTGATGGGATCGCGCCCAACCAGCAGAGGAAGGGCGGCAAACCAGTTTAGCGGACACAGAGGTGGCTTGACGCAGCAATCACGGATGATAAAGCGTTCTGGCAATAGATACACTGCGGATCATGCTGAAACTAGGGACTAGGTGTCCCAAACCATCTAAATGACTTTTTTCTTCAAATAAGTGTGAAAGTTGTTGACATTATGTGTGATTACTGTAGAATGATTCACATGGAGTTGCACAACGCTGCTCGTCTAAAGGAGAAACATGATGGCAACACTAAAGCAATTAAAAGCTGAAGCAGCAAAGCATAATGCAGAGCTAGTGATTGACAGAAAGTTTAATAGAGCTGAAGCGTGGCTTTCAGAATCTGAGCAATGGGATGCCAGCGGAGCTTCTTGTATTGTAGTTGATTTTGGATGGCCTAACGCTGGAGTGATGCCAGACATCTACGATGCCTTAATTAAAGATATGCAATCAGGGAGCAAGAGAAATGTTTGATGTTTATTGTCCACATTGCGGCGAACCGTATGACCAAGACGTATTCCATGAGCCAGAGGCTTTTGATGCTCCAAAAGGCAGCTACAAGGCGTCTGCTGCGCTTTTCAGAGCTAACGGCTGCGGTATGTTCCAAGCTGATCCAGCGATCTGTACACGGCCTGTAGTGGAGACTCCTGAGCGTATGGAGTTGATTAAGGCTGGCATGAAGCTAAGCGAGCATCCAGATGAGTGGCTTATGTTCCTTTAGTCAAGGACAAATCAGCCGAAAAAACCTGTGAATTTGTCCGTAGATAGCTTACGGACAGATTGACCAAAAAAAACATTAAATATGTCCGTAGGAGAAATTTATGCGAGATCCAGTTGATATAGATTTAAATCGCTATTTAGACGAGCAAGAGGCTGCGATAGAGGAAGAAGAGCAGGCTGAGCAAGATTTGTACCGAGACCGCTTGCAATTTGCTATGCGTATTTTGCTCGAAAAAGGCGATGCTGCTGACAAAGCAAGGCGCTTAGTGCGTTGGGTTGAAGGAGAAATTGAAGAAACTATTGAGAATCTGTGAGGTCATTATGATGGAATTTAACTTAGATCAAACAAATGAGCTGCTAGACGCACTGATCATGGGCAGCATGGTGGCGAACTATCCTGAGTTCGTTGAATCTTACGGTCACGAAGTTGCTGACCAGAAGTTAGGACGTATGTTTAGCCGTGATTGGGATCGCCTCAAAGAAGAGGTCTGGGAGGCAACTTATCCTGCGTATCGCGCCAAGATGTATGCTCAGGCAGCACAGGAGGACGCACGATGCGGAATCTAACTAATATAGCTGCTGGACTGCTCGTTATCGTAGGACTTCTTATGGCTGGAGGCTCAGACTTTGAGGAGGCTAAGGCCGCTGAGTTCCGCTACTGCTCAGACGTTGCTTTGTGGAGAACGTACCAGATGACTGATGGCTCTAGTGATTACGGTCATCCAGACTACAAAGGCATCTATGATGATGTCTGTAGGGAGCTTGAGCCTCATGATCAGCCTTAGACCTCATCAAACGGTAGCGATTAACGCGCTGCGAGACAGCCTCAGAGCTGGCAACAAGCGAGTAATTCTCAGTGCGCCTTGCTCTATGGGTAAGACGATTATCGCCTGTTACATAGCCATGCAGGCCGTTAAGAAGAACCCAAAGGTTAGAGTGGCGTTCTTTTGCGACAGGCTGAAGCTCTTGAGTCAGACTGAAGAAACCTTCAAAAGCCTTGGTGCAAGTTACTCAGTGCTTCAAGGCGACAGTCCTAAGTACGATCCGAATGAAAACATTCAGATCGTCAGCACAGCCACAGCCGTCAGGCGCAACCATTTCACCTATGACATAGCGATCATAGATGAGGCGCATAATATGTATAAAGGCTTGCTAGACCAAATGCGGCGCTTCAATAACCTAACTTTCATTGGCTTGACTGCTACGCCTTACAGCCGTGGTATGGCCTCTGAAGGCTTATGGCAAGACCTGATAGTCACTACCACTCCGCAGGATTTGATAGACGCTGGCTGGCTTTGTCCTACTGATTACTATCATGGCAGGACAGTTGATGTCTCTGATCTGAAGCTAAAGAAGTCACACACAGGCGATCATGATTATGATGCTGAAGACTTAGGAAAGCGTATGCAGGAGGACGACACGCTGGCAGGCGATATTGTGGACAATTACGTCAAGCACTCTAATGGCTTGACCAAGCGAGCCGTATGCTTTGCTCCATCTATAGCCTACAGCAAAAGTTTAGTAGAGCGATTCAATCAGACGCTAGGCCGAGAGATAGCCGTACACATTGATGGCTATGACGATCAGGCTACCAGAGAGCTGAAGTATCAAGATTTTGAGGATGGTGTGTACAAGGTTATGATTAACAGCCGCATCTTAAACACCGGATGGGACGATTCCGGTGTGGAAATCTTGATAGACACATTCAGGACTCGCAGTTTGACCACTTGGATTCAGCGCATAGGCCGTATATGGCGCATCCATCCTGATAAGGAGCGAGCGATTGTGCTTGACCACGCAGGCAATCTCTCTCACTTCGGCGCTTATCCTGAATCTTTTGTGCCTTCAGAGCTACATTCTAATGAGAGGAACTTCCAAGAGCGCAAGCAAACTAAGACCGAGCCTAAAGAACCTATTCTTCACAACTGCAAGCAGTGCAGCGGTGCGTTCACAGGACTTCGTTGTAAGTGTGGATGGGAGCTACCTATAGGCATTCCAACGCTCAAAGATGACGGCACACAGCTCGTCAAGGCAGAGAACCTGTCACCTGCTGAGGCAAGGCGCAAGAATTTGACCAAGGAGCAGAAGCAGCAATGGTACTCATCTCTCCTGTATTACGGCTACAAGCATAACTATAAGAAAGGCTGGGCTTACCATAAGTACATTGAAGCCTTCTCCTGCGCTCCTAATGGCTTGAAGCAGATAGGCAGGGAGCCAATACCAGAGGCTATGAACTGGATCAAGAGCCGTCAGATAGCATGGAGTAAGAGAGCATGAAAAACATTTTAGATGCTTGTTGTGGAGGACGTATGATGTGGTTTGACAAACATGATGAAAGATGCCTGTTTGCTGACCAAAGGCGTGAAACTATGGATATAGACCATCATCCATCGCAAGCAGGTCGAAGCGCAAAGGTTGTAGATCCAGACCAAATTCACGACTTCAGAAATATGCCTTACGAAGATGAATCATTTTATCATGTAGTTTTTGATCCTCCTCATGTAAGAAATATATCTATGGCGTCCATAATAGGGTTTAGCTATGGCTCGTTAGATAAAGAGACTTGGCAGGATGATTTGCGCAAAGGTTTTGCTGAATGCTTTCGGGTCTTGAAGCCAAACGGTACTTTGATATTTAAATGGAACGAGGTAGATATTCCACTGAAAGAGGTTCTTGCTTTAACTAATGAGAAGCCGTTGTACGGTCATAAATCTGGGAAGAAGGCCAACACGCACTGGGTAGCTTTTGTGAAGGAAAGCAAAAAATGAATAATCAATGGTATCAACCAGTATTAGATAGGCTAGACAAGGTAAGACAGCTTGGATCTCACAAGTGGACTGCCTGCTGTCCGGTGCATGATGACTCTAATCCAAGCATGAGCGTCAATTTGCATGACACGCCAGAAGGTCAAAAGCTCGGTATGTATTGTTTTGCTTGCGGCGCAAAAGGTGATAGTGTGGTAGAATCGGTAGGACTCAAAATAGGAGACCTGTTTGAGCGCAGTAAAGAATTTACTCCAGATCGTCACTATCTACTCCAAAAGACCGTAGATGCTGACGATTTTACTATTGTGATATACGAGACGGACAAGGCCAAAGGCCGCAAGATTCGTTACAAGGATCATAAGGAGTATGTAGCAGCAATGGCTCGTAGAGAGCTGAGAACAGCACTAGGTATTCCACAGACTATCATTGAAGTTGAGAAGGAAGAGTTCATCTGATGGCTAGGCCAGAGATAGTGTTTACAGACGAAGAGATAGAAGAGATCAAAGAGCTTGCTCCGGTAATGACACAGGATCAGCTCGCTGAATATTTTTCTATTACTCCCAAGACCTTACGAGAAATCTTCAAAAGAGATGAGCGAGTTTTTACCGCTTATACCAAATCTAGATATAAGGATGGAGTGCTGGCGGCTAGGACGCTGCGTGACAAGGCTATCATTGATAAAGACTTTGCAAGCCTGAAGCTCTACCTAAGCCAGACGCTAGGATGGACTGAGAAGAGCCGGACAGAGCATACAGGCGTGAATGGCACTCCGATCCAGATGGAAGTTGACACGCACTGGACGATAGAGGTGATGGAGTGAGCAAAGGATCAAGGCCAAGACCGTACAGCGTAAGCCAGAAAGTATTCCAAGCAAACTTTGAGAGGATATTCGGAAATGCCACTACAGAAAGGAAAGAGCAAAAAGACCATCTCCAAAAACATCAAGACAGAGATGGCGGCAGGCAAGCCACAGAATCAGGCAATCGCCATAGCAATGGCTAAGGCTAAGAAGAAAAAGAATACTGTGAAATACGAATAATGCCCAAGATGCAAATGCCCAAGAAGATGCTCCCTTTCTTGCAGCCAAAGCGCTACAAGATCTGCATCGGAGGTCGAGGTTCTGGTAAGAGCATGACTATGGGTGATTTGTGCCTACAAGCAGCTCAGACGCAAGGTATCAAGACTCTCTGCGCTCGTGAGTTCCAAGCCAGCATTGACGATTCTATTCATACGCTTCTGTGTGCTGAGATAGAACGGCTAGAGCTAAAAGGCTTTGAGATACAGCGCAATGAGATTCGCTACAATGGCGAAACAGCATTTAAGTATATCGGTTTAGCTCGCTCACCAGAGAGTGTAAAGTCTTACCACAACTTCAGCCGTGTGTTTGTGGACGAAGCTCAGACAATCTCAGAGGCCAGTTTAAAGGCTCTCACACCTACGCTCAGGACAGCAGGCTCAGAGATCTGGATGGCGGCTAACCCAAGGTCAGCCGCTGATCCATTTTTCCTAAGATTCGTTAAGCCGTTTGAGAAAGAGCTGCGGCGTGATGGCGTTTATGAGGATGAGCATCACACGATTGTCTGGATGAACTACAATGACAATCCTGCGTTCCCAGAAGTCTTGGAGCAAGAGCGAGCCTATGACCAAGAGCATATGTCTCCTGCTCTGTACTCTCATATATGGGAAGGCGAGACGTATGATGAGAACGAAGACTCAATTATTCCTGTAGAATGGTTTCTGTCAGCCGTAGACGCACACATAAAGCTCGGCTGGAAGGCTGAAGGCACTGTCATTGCGTCTCACGATCCGTCGGACGAAGGCGGTGACAGCAAAGGCTTTGCGCTCAGACACGGCAACGTAATCTTAGATGTATGTGAAATGGTAACAGGCGATGCCAGTGAAGGCATGGATTGGGCGTTAGACAAAGCGCTGAAGGCCAATGCTGACCACTTCTTATGGGATGCTGACGGTCTAGGCGTCTCTCTTAAGCGTCAGGTAGATCAGGCGCTTGCTGGTAAGAACGGCATTACTTACTCAATGTTCAAAGGCTCAGAGGCAGCAGAAGACCCAGAGATGCCGTACACTACTGGTGGAACTGAGCGAAACAAGAGCAACCGTGAGACCTTTAAGAACAAGCGAGCGCAGTTCTGGTGGCGGCTAAGAGATAGGTTTGAGGCCACACACAGAGCAGTGACCAAAGGTGAGTATGTAAACCCAGAGGACATGATTAGCCTATCCTCAGAGATAGCGGTACTGGATCAGCTTAGAGCTGAAGTCTGCCGCATACCACTAAAACGCAATAATGCTGGTAAGATACAGATATTGAGCAAGGCGGAGATGGCTAAGCCTCCGTACAGATTACCGAGTCCGAACATGGGTGATGCGCTGATGATGTCGCTGCATTCACCTAAAGCACTAAATAAACAGAAAGTTGTCCTCAACTTCAGTGGCTGGAAGCATCATGGATAAAGACGATTACGAATACGAGAAAGACTCCAAGAAAGAGTATGGCGAAGAAGTCTATGACTCTAGCAAGTATGATGATCACGAATATATTTCAAACCTTCTGGCTGCGTCTCAGGAAGCAGACCAAGACCTGCGAGATAACGCTCGTGAGGCGATCTTGTTCGTTAATGCACGAACAGGGCAGTGGGAGCCTTATTGGTATAACAATGCCGCTGAAAGCAAGTCTCCTCGCTACACTTTTGACATGGTTAATCCGATCATTGATCAAGTTTGTTCGGAGATTGAGCAAGCGTCCTTTGATGTCTCGGTATCTCCTGCTGGCGGTAACAGCACAAAGGATATAGCAAACACCTACTCAGGCATTATCAGAAACATCGAGTCTATGTCTGATGCTAGTGAGGTCTATAACCATGCAGCAAAAATGATGGTTACTTCAGGCTTTGGCGCATGGCGTGTTGTGCATAAGTATGTAAGTCAGGACAGCTTTGACCAAGATCTATTTATTGAGCCTATTGGCAACTCCATAGACCGTGTGTGGTTCGATCCAGCAGCAGAGAAGCAAGACAAGTCTGACAGCCGTTACTGCTTTGTGCTTCACGCAATTGGCAAAGATGAGTATGAAAGGCGATGGCCTGAAGGCTCTAGTGAATCAGTTGATGAAGGCCGTGACGGAGAGGCTTACTTTGATAAGGCCGAAGTAGTCGTTATCGGTGAGTTACTGTATTGCGAAGAAGAAGAACGTGAGCTTGCTATGATGTCTAATGGGCAGGTTCATGAGGTTGATGATGACTTTAAAAAGATAGCCGATGAGCTTGAATCCATTGGTGTGACTGAGGTTCGCAGGCGCAAGCGTGTCAAAAAGTCGGTATGTTCACGGTTATTTGACGCTAGTGATTGGCTAGAAGAGAAGAAAGAGACAGTCTTTAGCATGATTCCTGTTGTGCCTATCTACGGCAACTACAAGATCTTTGAGAACAAGACGATCTTCTGGGGACTTGTAGAAAGGCTTATGGACTCACAGCGAGTGCTGAACTACTCAGTCAGCCGTGAGGTAGCTGAGACTAGCCTTGCGCCAAGGTCTAAGTATTGGATGACAATGAGTCAGGCTGCTGGTCATGAGGAGTCATTACAGACTCTTAACACCAATCACGATCCTGTCCAATTCTTTAACGTAGATCCAGAGTTTCCACAGGTTCCACAGCAGCAAGGCGGCGCACAGGTAAACCCAGCGTTACGCACAATGTCTGAGGCCATGAGAGGCATGATCACTTACGCCTCTGGGATGTTCTCCAGCAACATGGGTGACAATCCACAGAACCAATCTGGCGTTGCAATCAACGCGCTTCAGAACAAAGGCGACAACTCTACAGTTAAATACTTCAAAGCCTTGGAATTTGGCATTCGCGCCACTGGACGAATTTTGGTAGCCGCTATCCCAGAGATTTACGACTCAGCTCGCACTGTAAGGCTGCTGAAGGAAGATAACACCTATGACGTTGCTGACATCAACCAGAAGGTAATCGATCAACAGACAGGCGATGTGGTGACTGTCAATGATCTGTCAGTCGGCAACTATGACGTACAGGTCAAGGCTGGTGCGAGCTTCAAGAACCGCCAACAGGAGACCATTGAGACAATCATTGAGATTGCTAAAGTTGATCCAAGCATCCTCCAGATTGCTGGTGATGTCTTGCTAGACAACGTAGCCACTGCCTCTGCTCAGCAGATCTCTGACCGCAAACGCGCACAGATGATAGCCGCTGGCCTGATACCTCAAGATCAGATGACCGAAGAAGAGTTGATGGCAGCGCAGCAGCAGCAAGGTGAGCCACAGCAAGATCCAAACATGGTTCTGGCTCAGGCAGAGCAGATGAAAGCTCAGGCTGAGATGCTAAGAGCGCAGATCGAGCAAGCCAAGCTACAGAATGAGCAGATGAAGCTACAACTAGAAGCTCAGAAGCTCCAGACGCAGATGCAAGGCGATCAGGCTGATAACCAGATTGACTTCTTCAATGCCGAGACTAAGCGCATGGAGACACAGATCAAGGCTCAGCAGGCAGGTGCTACGATTGACAAGACAAGCGCTCAGGCAGTAGGTGAGCAGCTTAACAACCAAGAGAAGATGGCTGACATCATTGACAGGCAACGTGCAGAGGCCGAGCGTATGCGAGCAGAAGCTCAACGCCGAGCCATGAGGTATATGTCTGACTCTGAGATAGCGAGAATGCAGAATGGCTGAACCAAGGTATAGGTACGGAGGAGACAGCGCCATAGGTGCGTTGCTCCTGCCTGAACGCCGAGAGATTCTACGAGATGAGCAAAACCAGTTCATTGGCTATGATGATCAAGGCAATGCCATTGTTCAGACAATACCTGCCGAATATGGAGAGTCTGAGGTAGACATCTCATACAGTCCTATAGTCAGAGGCGCTAAGGCTGCTGGCTCATTCCTTAATGACATATTCTTTGGTGATGCTAACGAACAGTCACAAGCTGCTGGTAGAGCTGTCAGTGCGATCCGTGGAGCTGTAGAAGGTCTGGGAGACTATGCCTCTGGTCAGTATGAGGCTGGTATGGCAGGCGGCACTACCTATGATCCTGCTACTAATCAGATAACTGAGTTTGATCCTACAGCAGTAATGGTTAGCGGCGCTCCTGCTGGTATTCAGGCCGCAAGGAACACTCCTAGCAATCAAGTAATTTTTGGCACAATGGGAAGCAAAACAGCCAACTATACTCCTGATCAAAGAAGAGCAATGGATGAGCTAGAAAGGCAAGGAATGGATACTGAGAATCTATTCTTGCATGGCACATCTGATGATATAAGACAGCCAACATCTAGCAGAACAGGCTCTAGAGATTCTGGTTTTATAGGAAAAGGTTTCTACGGTGCTACACCAGAAGGATCTAGGATATCTGATTCCTATGCATATACGGCAGCTCCTAGATTTAGAAATGAAGCAGGAGACTACAGTGAGCCTAATGTTTTTCCATATATAACAAGGCGTGGTAACTATAAGCAGTATTCTCTTGCTGATAAGCAGGCTTTATCCAAGCAAGCAAGGCAAGACGAGTTTTTTGGTCAAGACTTAGCTCAAAAAAATATAGATGAAGGATTTATAGGTGCTGAAGTAGTTGATGCAGATGGCAATATCATTGAAAGAGTCAATTATTTTCCAGATACAGATACGCGCTCAGCTCTCAATTACGACACTACAGACCTATACTCAGGCGGCGGCAGGCAAGGCTCTGTTATTGCTGGAGGTTCGGCTTTGCGTGAGTCTTTCCGTATTGGAGATGAAGGCTTTGATCCAAGGTTCGATAACCGATCAAGAGAGCAACAGCGTATATTAGATACAGAACTGGTGTATGAAGGATCGCCTATAGTGCGTCCAGAAGTAAGCATCTTTGACTATGAAGGAAAGCCATTCAGAATAACTATGGCAGACAGGACAAAAGCTGGATCTCGCCTTACTGGAGTAGAAGGCGTTGATTATGATTTGCCTGTAGAGCTGCAAGGAGGTCAAGACTTTATGTTTGCTAACCCAGCAGGCAGAGAAGGACAGGTCTGGGCGCAAGACAGAGGAGCGACATCAGCTTTCTTAAACTCATTTTTAGGATTAGATGGCAAACCGATAGCTGATGAAATACTCATGTTACCTTACCGAATGGCTCCGAGTGGTGGAGACTTTTCCACTATGACAGGAGAGGTAATGGTTACTCATGCTCGAAATGCTGTATCAAAGAAAGCAAAACGTAAAGCAGACAAGACTATTAAAGAATTTTATCCAGCTTGGAAAGGAATAGATAATCCTGAAAGCATAGACCAGATCAGAGAAATGACAGGCGATTCAAGAAAGTCTTTATTACAAGTTATGGATAGAGATCTAAGAGATGAAGGTGGATTAGGCATAGGCCAAGCTAGGCTCGCTGTTACTGATCGCGCTCAATATAATGCGCCAGACTTTAATCTTCAAAATGTTGGTATTGCAAATCCATATGGGAATTCAAGGTTTGAAGTTTCTGGTCATCGCACTTATGGTCAAGGATTAGCTGGCAGACCTGAAGGCATATTGAGAGAGCAAGACATAAATGTATTTGAGTTAATGCCTGATTTAGTAAGCGCCAGAGGATTTGACAGCGTTGATTCTTTGCTGAGAGCTGATCCAGCTACGTTAGCGAAAGAGCAATATACGTTGCGCCGAGGCACGAGAGGCGGCGTAATAACTGAAGATATGCTAAGAGACATAGAGGCTCGTAGAGCGCAGTAACAAAAGTTTATGGAAGCGTAATAGTGGTTCAATTCCACAGGCGATAATCTATCGGAGCCTTGCTAGGTAGCCGCTTCCGCCATATTTTAAGAAAAGTATTGCTTTTAATCAAATTGTGGTATATTGCAAGCCAGTGAACGTCACACTTTCTTGACGGCATGGAACGTCACCATTTATTTGACGGCATTACAGTAGGTATAAGATGCAACCAGACGATATGGTCGATGAGACTCAAGATGTTGAGTTTGAAGACATAGAGGATGTAGATCAGGAAACTGATTCCGATTCATCAGCGGATACTGACGAAGGTCAGGAGAAATCTACTAGACCTGTTTTTAACGAAGAACAGCAGAAGGCTTTTGACAAGGCTATGGCTGAGAAGACTTGGAAGGCGCGAGAAGCAGAGCGTCAGGCCGAGGACTATCGCAAGCGCCTAGAAGAGCTAGAGGCTAAGATTCCTAAAGAACAGCCGCCTGAAGTGCCGAAAGTGCCTGACTTCTATAGTCTCTCAGATAGAGAGATACAGGAGCAGCTCCGACAGCGTGATGAGGCGATTGCCAAGCGAGCAGCGTTTGATGCTAGGCAGCAGGCTATGCAAAGCCAGCAGCTTGAGTTACAGCGTCAACAGCAAGCGGAAGCAATTAAGCAGCAAAATGAGAAGATCGCAGCATACGCAGAGCGTTCAAAAAAGCTAGGCGTTAAGAGTGAAGACCTGCAAAGCGCAGCGAACAAGATAGGCCAGTTTGGTATTGATCCAATGCTGTCCAGCCATCTGATTGATTTAGAAGATGGAAGTCTTGGCACGTTGTACTTAGGGAACAATCTCTTAGAGCTAGATAGGTTGGCAAATATGTCTCCTAATCAAGCGTTGTTGTATTTAGATCAGACCATTATGCCAAAGGCTAGAAAACTTAAACCTAATGTAAATGCCGCTCCTGATCCATTAGATACGCCAAGAGGCGCTGGGGTAAGTCCCAAGTCTGGTGGCCCTAAAGGAGCAACTTTCGAATGAATGAGGTGATCCGATCATGGCTAACAATCTTAATAGCAACGTCACACGGAAAGTCGCTCGTGTCTTCTTAGACGCTTTTGAGGCTTCTCGTGTAGTAACAAAAACTGTCAACACTCAACTGTTGTCAGGCAAGTTCAATCCTTCTAGCGGTTCAAATGTAGACTTCAAGCGTCCGCATGACTACAACACAATCCGCACTTCTGGCGGTGATATCAGCGCTTCTACTAAGTCAGACATCATTGCTGGTAAAGCAACTGGTACGGTTCAAAACTACTTCACAGCCGCTACAGAATGGGGCAACGTGGAAGAGGCTCTTGAGCTAGACCAACTCGATCAAATCCTTGAGCCTATGGCTCGTCGCATCGTAACTGACCTTGAGCTTGATCTTGGCGCATTTATGCGTAAGAACGCAGCTCTGAACTATGGTGATCGTGGTACAGCGGTTGACGCATGGTCAGACGTTGCAGGCGCTGGCGCAATGATGGACTCTGTTGGCGTTCCAATGTCAGACGAAAAGTATTACCTGATGAACCCATTCACTACCACTGCACTGTCATCAGCGCAGAACGGTCTGAATGCGGCTGACGGCCTTGTCCGTACAGCTTGGGAGAAAGCACAGATCAGCCAGAACTTTGGTGGCATGATGGCGCTGACTTCTAACGCTCTAAGCAGCTACACATCAGGCAGCACTACTGATCGTGCAGGCGCGCTAAATGGCGCACCAGATGCAACTTACGTCACAGCAAAAGATACTATGCAGCAGACTCTGGTTCTTGATGGTCTGGGTACTGGCACTATCAAAGCTGGTGATCAAGTTCAAATTGCAGGCGTTAATCGTTTGAATGTTGCTACTCGCCAGCTCATGCTTGACGAGACAGGCGCAGCAGTCCCTTGGACAGGTACTGTACTCGAAGATGTGACTATTGCTGGCAACGCTGCGACTATCACTGTCTCAGGTGCAGCTATCTACGAAGCTAATGGTCAGTACAACAATGTTGATGCAGCTCCTGCTGACGGCGCAGTTGTAACTATCCTCGGCGCAGCATCTACTGTTTACCAGCCTAACCTGTTCTTCACTAAGCAGGCATTTGGTCTTGGTACTGTTAAGCTACCTAAGCTGTACTCTACAGACACAATTGCAACTACCAGCGATGGTATGAGCATCCGTGTGTCTAAGTACGCAGACGGTGACGCCAACACGCAGAAGATTCGTTTTGACCTTCTGCCTGCCTATGCTTGCTTCAATCCGTTGTTTGCAGGCCAAGGCTTCGGCAAGTAACCTTGTAGAGATTCTGGGAGCTTCGGCTCCCAGCTTTTTATATGGCTACTCCAAGCAAGGGCAAAGCGAAAGTAAAGATCACTTCCACTGGCAAGAAGGTCTCCTATGGGCAGGCTGGAAAGGCCAGTGACGGTGGTTCTCGTGTACGAGCAGGCACTAAAAAAGGCGATGCTTATTGCGCAAGGTCTTTAGGTATTAAAAAGCAGTTATCTAAAAGACAACAAAATGATCCAAACACGCCTAATAACTTGAGCCGTAAGCGCTGGAAGTGTAAAGGCGCAAAGTCTATGAAGAGCGGTGCTACTTATGAGTGACGGTCTATACGCTAACATCCACAAAAAACGCAAACGCATCAAGGCTCAGAAGGCCGCTGGCAGAACACCAGAACGTATGCGCAAAATAGGATCTAAAGGCGCGCCAACAGCACAAGCCTTTAGGAATTCTGCTAAAACTGCTAAAGGAGCTACATACGAATAATGGCTACTGTCGCTCAAGTTGCAAAGTCCTCACTACAGAGGATATTGGTACAAGCTAGTGAGGCTCCGCTAGAGCCTGACGAGTACCAAGATTTTATATTTTCTATGAATAATTACATGGCTGAGCTAGATGCCCAAGGCATTCAGCTTGGTTATACAGTTGTGTCTGATCTTGGTGATACTGTTACTATCCCAACAGGCGCACTGCGCGGACTTATCGCTAACATGGCGATTGAAGTCGCACCAGATTACAACGGAGTTGTCTCAGCAGGCTTAGCAAAAGCAGCTCGTGATGGTTTCAACACAATGCGTATGCTTGGTCAAAGCATGGGCAAATCTAAGTATCCTTGTACGCTTCCTATAGGTTCTGGTAACGAAGATAACGACTTTGGATTGAATGGTCATTTCTATCCAGACCAAGAGGCATCAATACTTGCAGAAACCACTGGCGCTATAGCCTTGGAGGTAAATACCAATGGTTAAAAGAGCGGATGGACGCAAGAAGTCGGACTTTGTAGCACAGGATACAGTGCTTGCAAATTCCTTCATGGACTACTTTGTTAATAACACTAACTATCGAATCGCCTACTCTAATTTTGTAGCTGGCCTTGGCGTAACTGGCTCTATAGTTACCACTGGATCTGGCGTTGCTACTCCTGTTTTAGAGATTGACGGCACAGTTAATAAGATCCGCAATTTAGAAAACGGATCTGGAGTCATAACGTCTGTTAGCGCAACTAATGGTGTAGAGATTAAGCACAACTTCACAGCAGACAACACTGGATCGCCAGTGCTGCTCAACACCACAGCGGATTCTCCAACTATTGCAAGCATCTCGGCTGGAGACGGAATCAGCGTCACGGCTGTAAGCAACTCTATTGAAATCGCTTCGATAGCTGATCAAATCTTTGCACAAACTACAATGCACGAAAACTCGACAGCTACTACCATCGCTGTAGTGGACACTGCTGTAAAAGTGGCTGGAACATTTGTAGCTGGAGATGTTTCAAGTTTTACTGCTGATAACACTGGCAAGCTAACATACACAGGAGGCACTACTTCAACTGTTCAGCTTGTTGCCTCGGTAAGTTTAGATGTTGTAGGGACGAATCAAGAGCTTACTGTCTACTTTGCGAAAAACGGCACTGTTTTGCCAAACGCTAAAATATCCAGAGTGGTTACGTCTGGAAGCATAGGAAACGTAGGTCTGTTTTTTAATGTATCTATGACGGCTCAAGATTATGTAGAAATATATGTTTCTAATGGCACTAGCACTAATAACATAACTGTAACGGACTGTGTGTTCGGAGTATCTTAAATGCCGAAGATAGTGCTTCCTATAGCAAATGGATTTTATGAAAGCGATAGTTTGCCTATCTCTGCTCAAGAATGTGTAAATTTCTATCCGAATATTGCTCAAGCTCCTGCGTTGAATCAGGAGACGCTATACGGTACGGCTGGACTAGAAGAAGTAGCAAACGCCAACAGCCTTACTGGTAACAGAGGCGCACACGAGATGAATGGTGTGCCTTACTTCGTTATTGCAGACAGACTGTACAGCATGGCTGCTGACTTCACGCTGACCTTCATTGGTGAGATAGCTGGCGATACCAGAGTGTCAATGGCTGATAACGGCACACAACTTCTTATCTTAGTTCCTGATGGAAACGGATACATATACAACCACGTTACTGACACATTCGCGCAAATCACAGATACAGACTTTACTGCAAACGGAAATCCTCAATTGGTTGTTTATATTGACGGATATTTCTGTCTTACAACTGATAGTAAGAAGTTTATTGTTAGCGCGTTAAATGACGGACTTAGCTATAACGCCTTGGATTTTGGTACTGCTGAGTCTGATCCTGATGAGATTGTTGCTCCTATTGTTTTTAAGAACCAGTTGTTTATAGGAGGTTCGCAGACGATAGAAGCATTTCAAAACATTGGCGGCGCTGACTTTCCTTTTCAAAGAACTGGCTTGTTTTTATCTAAAGGTATTGCTAGTCCGTTTAGTATTCAGTCCTTGCAGGGTACGTTTGTATTTATTGGATTTGGTCAGAACGAATCTCCAGCAATCTGGGCTTTTGAAGGCAATGATGCAGTTAAGATATCTACAACTGCAATAGACAAAGAGCTAAGCAATCTTACGCAAGACCAAGTGACCTCTATTTACTCATGGGGATATGCTGAGAAAGGCGCTTACTTTGTTGGGTTTGCACTGCCTAGCAGAACATTAGTTTACGATATCATTACAAAGCGCTGGCATGAAAGGAAGTCTGTCATTGAAGGTGATCTTGGAGGCTACCGTGTTACTGCTTTGGTAAGAGCCTATAACAAGATATGGGCAGGCGATTTAGTAGACGGCAGGATAGGAAACTTAGATCCTGATTTTTACACAGAGTACGGCACAGAGATTAGGCGCTCTATAGTGACTCAGCCTTTCCAGAACAACATGGAATCGTTTGTAGTTCCTGAGATAGAACTTACTGTTGAAAGCGGTGTTGGTAATGCCGCTGCTCCTGATCCTCAAATTGGCATGGCTCGTAGTCGGAACGCTAAGACTTGGAGTGACACTCGCTTCCGTAGCATTGGCAAGGTTGGTGAGTATAACCATAGACCTATTTGGCGCAGAAATGGCAGAGCAGCCAGATTTGAATTATTCAGGTTTACAATGAGCGATCCTGTAAAGCCTGTGATTATACAAATGACTGCTGACATAGAAGGTGTTCAGTGAGCTATAAATTAAATGTTGCGCAACCGATAATAGAACCTAATGGAACTATGAGTCAGGCGTTTAGACAGTTTACGCAAGAGGCTACCTTAAGCATTCCGATAGTTGGAGTCGGAAGTCCTGAAGGTGTTATAGAGGCTGTACAGTATAGTCTTTACTTAGACAGCGCAGGCTCTGCTGGAGCTATACAATACAGGAAAATGCTTCCTAGTATTGGTGGCGACAGAAAACAAGGCTGGATTCTTGTTTGATTACCAGAACAGTAGACGCTGAGTTTATAAGATCATTCGTTACCGGATCTGATGTGTTTGATGAGATTAGCGAGGATGACTTCTCACGAGATGAGTGGTATCCAGATATGCACTCAGGCTGGTTTCTTCATACGGAAGATAGTGAGGTTTGTGGACTCTGGATGGCTGAGATGCGCAACGGCATCACCATAGAAATTCATCCAATGATCTTAAAAGAGTTCAGAGGAAAGAAAGCGTACAAAGGCGCTAAAGAATTTTTTACTTGGATAACAAAGAACACCAAGTATGAAAAGGTAAACGCAGAGATCGCCACTTGCTTTCCTAATGCCAAGATGTTTGCGGTACAATGCGGCATGAAGCTAGAAGGCACAATCAGGCGGTCTTTTAAAAAGAACGGCGAGATACATGACCAATGGTTACTAGGCATCACTAGAGAAGAACTAGAGGCGAGATATGAGTAAGTTAGTCAAAACACTATTCGGCGGCGAGTCTGATGAAGGCATTGAACGCCAAGAGAAAAGTAATCAACTTTTACGAGACTTCCTTGCTCGTCAAGAGTCTATGGCTAGAGCTGATATCCGAAAAGCTATGCCAAGCCAATATGGTGCTTTTACAGCAGGTCAGCAAGCTGGCTTAGATGTTTACGGTCAATCCATGCCTCAACAAGCTAATGCCTTTGTTGGCGGCAACGTGGCAGCTCAAGGAACATTGTTATCTGGGATGCCTATGTATGAGCAGGCAATAAGAGGCAGTGATGTTAATTACGCAGCTTTGCAACCATATCAAGGCAGTTACGATATGGCCTTTACTCAGCAGCAGTTACCTGATGCGGTAGCTAATCCTGCGTATTTAGCTGAAGCAACGACAATAGATCCAGTAATGCAGCACTTAACTCCAGAGTACCGTAACCAACAGGCACAAATGATGCAAATGGGTAATGGAACTACAATGAATCCAACGGCTAACTCATTGGCTGGCATGGGTATGGACGAAGCTGTTTTAGCTGAATTGCAAGCAATGGGGCGATTATAATGGCTAGACAAGATAGAGAAGAAGATTACACAGAAGGTCTTGGCGGCATAAGTATACCTAGCGCTGAAGAAATAGTCGTTCAGTTTGTTCAAGCTAATCCAAATGCTGATCACAACCAAATAGCGACATTGATCCAACAAACTGGTGCTGACCTTAACTCAGTTGCTGATACTTTAGGCGTGCCAAGGAATGTCGCTAACGAAGCTTTTAACGCAGCAATTAGCCAACAGACTCCTGTTCAGACAGCGGCTAATGAGGCTCAGGCTCAGGTTGTTCAGGCGGCTCAGCAAGCCGTTGTTGAAGAACTATCAGGTTTAGACAAGGTAGCTGATTTTATCGCTTCAGGAAAAGCAAAAACCGATCAAGAAATTTACCGTGAAATGGTAAAAAATGATGTTCCACTGGAGGAAATAGCAGCTCGCATCAATTATCCAATAGATGAAGCTACTGTTCGATTTACTCGCGCTCAAGAACTGGCTCAGATCGAAGACATTGTTGCTGGCGGCTTAGAGCAAGCAAAAAAAGATTTTCCTAACGGAATTCCAGATAATCTTATTAAACGCTACGCCATAGAGACTAATCAATCTCCTGCCCAGATAGCGACAAACATGGATAACTTTGGCATTTCCGTAGATGACTACGCAAGAGCCACTGGCAGGCCGTTGGCAGAAGTACAGGCGATGTACAACTCCGGTAAAGGCATTACCGAAGTAGTAGGAGACACAGGAAACATAGTTGCAGGAAACGAAGTGGCTGGTGGAACTGGAGCAGGAGTTAGCTCTGGAACAAACTCTGTGGCTTCATCAACGGCTGTAGGAGGACGCGCAGGAGCAGGCGGTCAAACTGGCTTAGCTGGATCGGAAAGAGCGTTGGCAGGCGGTGTTACGGCTGCTGCACAAGCTATTGAGTCAGGAGCAGGACAAGCTAGAGCAGATCTTCTTGGCGGCACTCAGATTGCTCGTCAGGACTTAACTCAAGGCGCTCAAGAAGCTGGCGGTTTAATTCAGTCAGGCACTGGATTGGGACTAGAGGCTCTTGGCACAGGTCTTGGTGCTGCAAGGCGCGATATTTTGGGAGGCGCACAAGCTGGACTTGGCGCGTTGTACCAAGGTCTTGGCGGTGCTAGGACTGATCTTCAGGCCGCTCAACAAGCAGCTAATCAACAATACGGAGCAGGTCTTGGAGACATCACGGCGGCTCGTGATCTCGCGTCTCAGCAAGTTGGTCAAGCCTTTGGTCAAGCTGGTCAGATGTTTGATCCGTATCGTCAGGCAGGCACTGCGGCGCTACAACAGCAAGCCGCATTGTCAGGCGCGTTAGGCCAAGAGGCATTTAATGAAGCTTTCCAAAACAGTCCGCAACAACAGTTTTTGCGCGAGCAAGGTGAAAGAGCGGCTTTACGCACAGCGGCAGCTAGAGGCGGTTTAAGTGGCGGCAACGTCATGAAAGAACTTTCAAGGTTCAACACTGGCCTAGCTTCTCAAGACTTACAGAACCAAATAGCTAATCTTCAGCAACTAGGATCGCAAGGTCTTGGCGCTAGTGGTAGTGCTGCTCAGTTTGCCGCTCAAGGCGGCGCTGCTCAGGCAGACTTACAGACTCAGGCTGCTCAGCAACTAGCTGCACTGCGTGGTCAAATAGGACAGTCTCAGTTAGGTACAGGCCAACAGCTTGCAGGACTAGGCACACTGGCAGGACAGCAAGGACTTAGTACATTAACAGGTGCAGGCCAGCAGCTAGGAAATCTTGGCGTTACTGGCGGCACTTTGGGAATGCAGGCTCTCACAGGTGCAGGTTCTCAGTTGGCTGACATAGCCAGTGGCAGAGCTTTAGCGCAGTCTCAGTTAGCTTCTCAAGCAGGCCGTGGCCTTGGTGATATAAGCATGACCGGAGGAATGACTGTTGCTGATTACCTCTATGGAACTGGCGGCGCACTGTCTCAAAACAGAATGCAAGCAGGCCGTGATATTGCCAACAACATAACCAACCAGATAAATGCTTTGGCTCAGTACCAAGGTGACCAAGGTGTTGGTATGGCTGATCTGATCGGTCAGCAAGCAAATATACTAGCTGGCATCCAAGGCGGCGCAGGTTCTGGAATGTCTAACATGATTGGCGGCACTGCTGGTCAGCTTGCCGGAGTAGCTACAGGAACTGGTACTGCTTACAATCCAACTGGAGTTGGAGGCACAAGTCAAGTTTCTGGAATATTGAATAGAGCGGCTGGAGATGAAGGTAACTTGGCTGGCTCTGCTCTGGGTAATATTCCTATTCTTACTTGATAATAATTTATAGGTACAAAAATGGCTGAAATGACTGAAAAAGAAAGGCTTGATGAAGAAAGATTTCAAGCAATGATGGCTGGTCTTCCTGAAAGAAACCAACAGCCGACTATGCGACAGCCTTCAATAAGTTCTGGAATGAATCAGGCTTTTAATGTTCCGACTCCAAAACGAACAATTAAAGATAGATTGCAGGACTATGGCGCTGCTGTTTCTTCTGACATGACAGGAAAACAAGTAGTCTCTCCATATCAGCGTAGGCAGCAACAACTTCTTCAAGGCACTATTCAGGACGCGCAAAATATCCAGCAGTCAATTCAAAATGAAGATTTTCCAAAGGCAATAGATGTTCTTGTTGATCGCATGAATGTTCTTGAGAAGCTAGGAGAAGATACCTCAGACACAAAGATGCTTAGAGATGCTCTTATAAGCGGCAGGCCAGATATAGTTATGGGAGAGATCAACACTTTCCTAAGTTCTTTACCTAAGCAAGCAATTGATCCGAAGATGATTACAAGTCAAGGTCAAATGGTTACTCAAAGTCTTGGAGGAACTCCAACAGCTCAGACTGTTTCTGGATTTATTCCTGAAGAGCCTGACAAGCCAGCAACTCTTAGAGCGCTGGAAGAAAGAGCTAGACTAGCTGGTATTCCAGAAGGAACCGAGCAATACAGAAGATTTATGGAGTTTGGCGGCGGCAGCTATCAAGAAACAGCTAAACTCGGAGTCAAGTATAGGAATGGAACTATAATAAACTATCCAGCTTTCGGCGATCCGATTGTATATGAAAACGGTGTTAAGATTACAGATCCAACAGAAATAGAACGCGCTATAAAAGCAGGAATTGACTCTGGAATTTTAGAAGCTGGAGGAATAGCGGGCGCTCAAGCGTTAGCTAAAGGACAGGAAGAGCGATCTCAGGATGTCATAAATAGAGGTAGAGAAGCAGCAGAAAGCACAGCATTGCTCAGAAGGTCTATCTCTTTGTTAGACAGCATCGCAACAGGAGGTTTAGCTGCAGCTAAATTAGCTGCAACAGATTTTCTCGGTGTTACAGGCGCTGATGAAGGGGAGCTTTCTGCTAATTTGGGTAGAGCGGTGTTATCACAGCTTAGAGAAACTTTTGGTGCTGCATTTACCGAAAGAGAAGGCGCTAGATTAGATAGGCTATCTGCTAGGTTTGGCAGAAGCACGGCATCAAATAAAAGAATACTTGAACAGGCTTTGATGATAGCTG